AGTGGAGTTCCACCTAATAAATGAACTCCACCTTTTGTATTATATGATGTTTGAACCCATTCACCTGGACTAGTGTCTATGAATGTTTCAAAATACTCTGGTTCTGCTACAATAACTTTTTCTACAATTCCGTTATTTACTTTTGCGTAATGACTCATTTTATATTCCTATTAACTTGGGATTGCGTAACGAACAATAACAATACCAGATCCACCAGAATATGGACCATAGCCAGAGTTACCTGAACCACCACCGCCACCACCAGTATTTGGGCTACCATTTGATCCAACACTATTATTTAAGTAAGTACCATTACCACCGCCACCATTACCACCAGCACCAGCTGATGTACCAATAGCATGGGTTCCACCACCGCCACCACCTGCGTAGTAGCTACCATTTAACCATTGACCTCCAACACCACCATCACCACCTTTACCAGTAGTAGTTTGTGAACCAGCAGAACCAACTGCACCATATCCACCACCTCCACCACCAGAAATTTGATATCCACCATAATGATAACCAGAGCCACCAGCATTACCTTGGCCAACAGTACCATTAGCACCAGCATTAACAACCAAGGTATTACTACCTGTAGCACCGCCACCAGAACCACCAGACTTAGCAGCTTGGTAACTAGGAGTATTTGCAGCACCACCGCCACCGCCACCGCCAACTGCTGTTGCTGTTAAGAATCCAGAAACTGAAGTATCTGTTCCACTTGTACCGCCATCAGATGTTGCACCAGATCCAGAATTTGTACCACCTGCTCCACCGCCACCAATTGTTGTAGATAAAGTAGTTGATGCTGATACAGTTGCAGTGCCAGCTATGTAACCACCTGCTCCACCGCCACCGCCACCGTTATATCCTCCGCCACCGCCACCGCCAGCAACGATTAGGTAATTTACGCTACCAGCGTATCCAACTGTAGAAAATGTACCAGAAGTTGTAAAAGCGTGATAACGATAACCACCAGAAGTGCTAATTGTACCGCCAGTTGGTAAACCAACAATTACTTTACTAATAGCATTAGATGAAGGAGTTCCGTCTTGGTTTATTACTGAAACATTAATAGTATCACCAGTAGTTTGACTATAAACTTCTGAGGGTACAGCGACGCTAGTCGAACCACCACTAACAGTAACACCAGTGACATCTTTAAGTGTTGTGCCACTTTTTGCAAAACGAACAGTAATTGTATCTGTGTAGCTTGTCAGTGAAAATGATAGAGTAGTTGTAATTCCTGCGTAAATTGTACCAGTCAACGAATTAATATATGGAATCAAATTTGTTGAAATCCATGTAGTACCATCAAAGAATTCTAAAGATGCATTACTAGTATTAAATCTAATAGCACCACTTGTTGGTGATACTGGTCTCTGTGCAGTTGTACCTGATGGAACATCAAAATAACCAGTCGATGTATTTGCTTGGTCAGAAACTGCTGTTGGAGTAACAGAAACTACTTGCCAGCTATTATCACCTCTTAGAAACTTAGTAGAATCAGCAGTGCCAGTAGCAGATAATTTTGCAAGTGTAACTGCGCTATCTTGAATTTTTGCAGTCGTGACTGAAGCATCTATAATGTCAGCTGCAGCAACTGTGCCATCTGAAATTGAACGACTATTAATTTTACGGATTGCCATTGTTTACTCTTTTTCTATAATTGACAATGTTATTTATTAGGATGATGAACCAACCCATAATGCTCGTGTTTGTTCAGTTGTTCCGTTACCATCAGACCAGTAACCATGTGAACCAGTACCATTTAATGGTCCAAGTGGTGCTCTAATGGTACTTGGGATTGTGATAAGAGCTGAGTTGCTACCAGAGTTATTGTAAATCGCATTACCTTGATAATCTGCAATAAAAGATTGCGGTGAACTGGCAACTTGCATTTCACCTTCCCATAAAGCGTGAGTGGTATTAGATGGATATACACCACTTAAATCGCCATAAATGTGTAAATGACCAATGTTTCCACTATGCGCCCACCAGTAAAAATATGGATTCGATGATCCATAACTAGAACCTTGACTATTTGCAGTACCTTCTAATGACCAATATGCACTAGACCCTGCAGTAGTTTGGTAGTTATTAGATCCATCAGAAAATCTTAATTTTGTGTCTTTGGTAGTGGACATTGTACCACTTAAACTATAACTGGCTGGTAAATTACCCATTTGTTCAGTAGTCATCCAAAAACCACCTTTAACTAAACAGTAGTTATCATTAGTAGTTAAAGCATTGGTTCCACCAAAAGTATGTGATAACATCCATCCATAATTATCTCCATAGAATTTACAGTAAATTTGTTTAACACCACCTGGAGTATTGATATAGTATAAGTTTGGAGTGCCATTGGTATTTTGGTTTGCACCAAGTACTGCAATTGCATAAGCGGATGGAGCTGCCTGAGCAGATGTAGTTCCATCTTTCCATTTTTTTAGAATAGAAAACGAACGAACTGCAGTTTGTGCACCATCAGATGCAGAAGCAGTAAAGTTGTATGTTACACCAGAAGAATTATATGAACCACCAGAAGGTGTTCCAGTAATAGCACCACCAGTTGATAAACTTAAACCACCTGGAAGTGCACCACTAGAAACTGCATATGTTAAACCACCACCTTCTGGATCAGTGGCAGAAAGAGTAATTGTTGAAATCGCAGTGGTATCGATTACAGTACCAAGTGAACCAGCTGTAGTTGTCCATGTTGGCAAATCATTAATATTAAATGCAGAAGTTAAAGTAGTGGCCAAACCGCTAGAAGCTGTTACTTTAACTCCATAAGATTCTCCACCACCAGATATAGAACCAACACCTGTTAATAACCCACCCGCAGATGTAAAAGTACACTGTATTTGAGATTGTGAAATATATGTAACAGTGGCAGGAGTATATGTAGTTGTTCCATTTGCTCCGATAATAGTTACTGTTGATCCAGCATCAAAATTAGAACCATTGATAGTAATAGTTTGTGGATCAGAAGATGCTAATAGTGTTGCAGAAGCAACGCTGGTAATTGTTGGTGGTGCTGTAATAGTAGACCAACCTGTAGAATTATATTGTTCAAGATAACCAAGAGTTGTATTATATCTTACATATCCAGAAACTGGGGATACTGGACGCTGAGCAGTAGTACCTTTTGGAACAAGCATGGAACCTGTACCATCTCTTGTTGCCACATCAAGAGTAATGTTATTGACACCTTTGTATGTAGAGTAATTTGACATTCTTATACCTTAGACTGAGAACAGTTTCCAACCATAGGTTGAATTGTAGTAAATTAAATCGAAAGATGCGTTTTTAGTTGCAATAGTCATATCCGATGTATCACTCATAATTTTCTGACCATTTCGTGCAACAGTACAGTTATTTGTATCGAAACTTCCAGCACCATCTATAACTCTTACTGTATCACCCATAGTTGGTGATGAAGGTAAAGTAACAGTTACTGCACCAGCTGAAGTATTTACAAAGTAGTAACGACCAGCCACAGCAGTCGTATTTGAAGAGATTTCGTAGTATTGACCAATTGTCTTTTGAATACCAGCGTTTAGTTTTGCAAGAGTGATAGAACCATCTGCAACTGTATCGATTGAAACTTTTTCTTTTGTTAATGTATAAACATCAATCTCAGCACCATTATCTGGAGCAGTAGAGAACACAATAGTGGAACCAGTAGATTGGAAGTTATTACCAGAACCTTCACGCTGTAAAACACCATCAACAAAAACCATGACACCAGCAGGAACTACTGGAGGATCTGTTAATGTGAAAGAAGTTGTTGTGCCATCACCAGTAAATGCTTGCTTGGTAGTTTCTTGACCAGCAGTTCTTGGAACAGATACTTGTTTACCAAGATAGATGATGTACAGTGTTGCACCAGTTGCAGGTGCTTCTGAGAATGCTATTGATGCACCACCACCAGATAGTGAGTATGCAACTCCTGGTTCTTGAATAACACCTGAGTAGACCACTAGCAGAGAATTTGCAGATCCTGCAGCGTAGGTCAGAGTAAAGGTTGTAGTTGAGCTGTCAGGTGTTAAAACCTGCTTTTCAAACACACCCCAAGTTATGTCTCTTCCGATATATGCCATTTATTATTCTCTACTAGTTTTTATTATTTAGGTTGATAATTATTAAACACCATTTGCGAATTCTTGCGGTATTTCTGCGAAAGCAGCGTAAATATAAGTCATGCCTCCACCAGAAATGTTCTGATCACCTTGCCCAACATAGTTAACATTAAATCCGTTAGATAAAAAGTCAACACCATTTTGGGTCACTTCGTTATCTGTTTGTCCACGCTCTGCATATAACGCTGAATGTGCACCATCATTATTGAAACCATTTCTGGCTTTATCAAAAATTCTCCATCCTGTAGTTGGATTAGTAGAAGTTCTATATGCCTTAATCATAACAAACGCTGGTTTAAATCCAGTTGAAACAAATACATTCCCAGAACCAGTTCCAATATAAGCACCGAATCTGCTAAATCCTGGAACGCTATTCCAAGCATACATCTGGTATGGAATTGCATTGGTATTAGTTTCCCATGCTGCACCATGCCCATTATACGCAGTTTCTGGCAAATAAACATATGTTGAATCTGGGCGAGTTCCACGAAGATATCCATGTCCACTCAATGAACCTGAATCAACAGATGAAACTGAGTTTAACAATAATAAGTGAGTTGGGCTAGCAAAAGAAGAGCAATATACACGCCAGTCGGATGTTTGATCACCCTTAATAATCAGTAAGTCAGGAGTGACACCAAGACCATGGCGAACACCTCTTGATGTTCCATTACCTGTATATCTTATAACTGAGAAGCCAGCAGTTGTATTGGCTCTGTAGTATGTAGTTGCTCCGTTATTATCTGTAGTAGTAGTTGTGGAATTAGTAGCTTTCCAGCAGTAAGCAACATATGTGCCACCACTAGCGTTATTGTATCCTCCACCTGCAGCAAGACTAAATCCGTCAGAATCAAATGAAGTCACACCACCAGAACTTTGTGCACTTGAACTTTCTCCACCGCTTGTGTTGGAAAATAATGCTAAACCAGTACCAGTTAAAGAATTAACTAGAGTTGGATAATATCCACTAGAAGAAGCACGAGCAATAGACCAAACAAAATCAGGTCTAAATCCTACTCCAGTGATGCTTCTTGCAGTTGCATTACCAGTATATGTTACCACATTAAAATGTTGATTAGGAGTTAAAACTGGATCAATGTTGTTATCCTCACAGATAGCAAGATAAGTGCTTGGCGGAGAATATTGGAAAGATCCATATCCATTAGAGTCAGCATAACCAGCACCAGAGTTTGATGTTACCATCGCTCCACCCTGTCCGAAGTTGTAGCTAAAGTCACCACTTGGCCAAGTTGCTGATACAGAATAACCGATATACAATGGTGCAATGCATTGGTCAGCTGGAATTGTAAATGATGCTTCTGATGCAACATCATTATTTCTTCTAACTTTTAGAACACGAGTGCTAAAGTCTACATAAAAACTGTAGTAAGTATTGACATCATCATCACCGAAACCAGCAGGCATTGCCACTGTTTGAGAAGTTCCAGATGAATCTTTATATTGGAATCTATTTGCTACAGAACCACCACCAGTATAATACATGTATATACCAAATCCACTTAGATTAGTGCCATCTGGTTGCCATCCATTTCTAGAAGTATATGGGCTAAAAGATAAAGCCATATCTCCAGAACCATTTTTCTTGGCTTCGAAGTACCACTTACCAGTATTGACTCCCATAGTAGACCATACAGTGGCATTATTACCAGTTGGTGCCCATCTTGTACCACCTTCGGTTAATGCTCCGTTAGATACAGTTAATGCATTCATAGTACAGAAATTGTTGGTGAGACCATCAATTACTGCATCAGTTGTTGCACCATTATTTAAAGTGAAATCATTATTTGATGAACGATCGGCAGTTTTGTAATCGTAACCTAAAGTTGTGGTAGATGTTTTATTTGTGAATGGTAGATAGAAACCATTTGTACCGAATGATCCAACTGATGATCTAATAGCTGCAGGTGATTTTGGTTCCCACTGTCCAGTTGTGGCATTAGTTGCACCAAAAACTGAAGCTGCCAATGCCTGACCATCAACCATAAATGTATCAGACATCAATCCATTAAAATAATCATTTTGTGAAACATATTGTTCTCTACCAAGTCGTTGCTCATTGGTATGATTAAATAACCAGTTTAAATTATTTGAACCATTATTTGTACTGTAGTTACTAACGGCACTTCCATTTATATAAAGTGTTATTCCACTTGATCCATTGGATGAAAGAACAATGTGATACCATGCTGCAGTATCTCTAAACTTTTGTGTTGTTTTTCTTTCTATTCCCATCGATCCAGATAAATTATTGAGCACTCTAATACAATCATCGTCAGCAAAATCTAGAACGCTGTAATTTGAGGTATCAACATACGAGGTAAAAATACCTTGGTATATTCCTGTTTTTGTTCTTTTAATCCATGTGCTAAAAGTCCATACAGTTCTATTACCAGAAACAGAAGGGGTTCTTGAGAAATATTCGTTTGCCATTGCTGATTATCCAAACATGTAAGAATTAAATTGTCTGTATACAAATAAATTTGTTATACTGAAGTTTCTTGTTGCTTTTTGATTTTCCACATCGGTGGCAGTTATAGTAAAACTATAAGTTGTATCTGCAGAAACCGTAGGTAGTGTGCCAGAAATAACACCAGTAGAACTATTTAGAGTAACACCAGATGGTAATGAACCAGAAGTTACTGCAAAACTTGTAATATTTGCACCATCTTCAGTAGCTGCAATAGTATAACTTATTGATGTCAACATACTTGCAGAACCAAGGGATCCAGAAGAAGTAGTAAATATTGGTAATCCGTCTACGGTTAATGCATTATCTAATGCACCACCCAATCCAGATGGATTGGTAACAACTAATTGATAGACACCTTCAGTGACACCAGTAGTGATAACTGCAGTTAAGGATGTAGAAGCAATACGAACAACTGTTGGAGATATAAATTGTGTACCACCAGAGGTAATAAATTTAACAGTACATCCAGTTTTAAAATTTTGACCATTGATAGTAATAACATCACCATCTAATACTGCAGTTTGAGAATTTGGTAGTGCCACAGAAGTAATAGTTGGTGGTGGCTCAATGCCGACCCATCCAACATTGGTATATTGTTCCAAACATGAATTATCAGTATTGTAGCGTAACATACCAATAACAGGTGCTACAGGTCGCTGAGCAGTAGTTCCTGCAGGGACAGGAATAGCATCTGTTGAAGTTGCAAAATTTGTTTTAGCTAAAGTGACTGCACCATCAGCAATATCAACTGTGGCGATAGTGCCATTAGCAATTTTTACAGAAGTTACTGCACTATCTGTTAGCTGTGTTGTGCCGATTGCACCACTGATAGCGTCAATACCGATTTTAGTTAGTGCCATTTTTGTTCTCTACTAGTTTTTATTATTTAGTTATCCTTTGATGGATCCCAAACGAAGTTGTTTACCTTAACATCATCTGGAATTACTTGTTCTTTACTTGAACTTTCTTTCCATTTATCTATTGGACATTTTGCTTCCGATAATCCACACTTAAAAGTCATAATACAATTACAATGTTTACATTCTTTGAAAACACCATCATTAAGATCTGGACATGATTTACAAATAGAGTATCTTTCTTGATACTCTTGTTTAGTCACAAACCACATTATTTAACCCAGATAACAGTATTTCCTAATTGTCCATTATCCCAACGACGAGAAGAAGTACACCCACCATCGCCACTTGTAGTTGAACCACGAACATATCCGTTTACTATATTTCGTTGTGCATTTGAAACACCATTAGCCCCAGAAGCTGCTGAGTTAGCGCCAAGACCATAGAAACCATAACATCCTTCTTTATGCATACCACCGATACGCATAGCCACAGTTCCCACATCAGTACCAGAACATGAACGATTAATACCATATGTGGCACACATAGTTCCGTTATTTTTAAAATATGATGTTCCGTTAGGATATGATGGAGTTATTTCAGCAGAAGTGTTATTCAAATGCCATGTCATTGTATTAGATGATGGTAATGCAAACACAGCATAAAGTGTATTTTGTCCACTGTGCCACAATCTAAATTGGGATGCTGAGAAATAATTGTAAGTATTGTATTTTCTATCTGTACTATTATCAAATGTACTATTACCAGTTAAAGATGCATTTAAAACACCAGTACCAGTCCATGTGGTATCTTCATATTTCCAGTTACCACCATCGGTAGTAATGTTTGCAGCAACCATCCAACCACCACCAGCAATATCGCAGTAAATTTGCGTAACACCCACAGTTGGTAGATTAATGTAGTATTCGCCATTTGGGATACTAGAGCTAATAGCATAAATTGCAGCTGCAGAAGTTGCAGCTAATTGAGAAGTAGAACCATCGTACCATTTCTTTAGAATAGAGAATGAACGACCAGCAGTTTGTGCACCATCAGATGCAGTAACAGTAAAATTATATGTTACACCAGAAGAATTATATGAACCACCAGAAGGTGTTCCAGTAATAGCACCGCCAGACGATAGGCTTAAACCACCTGGAAGTGCACCAGTAGAAACTGCATATGTTAAACCACCACCTTCTGGATCAGTGGCAGAAAGAGTAATTGTTGATATTGCAGTGGTATCATATACAGTACCAAGAGAACCTGCTGTAGTTACCCAAGTAGCCACATCGTTGATATTAAATGCAGAAGTTAAAGTAGTGGACAATCCAGTAGAATTTGATACTTTAACAGAATATGGTTCACCACCACCAGCAGCAGAACCTGCTCCAGTTAACAATCCACCTGCAGATGTAAAGGTGCAAGAAATTTGAGATGACGACAAATACGAAGTTGTTGCTGGAGTATATGTAGTGCTTAAATTAGCACCAAGAATTGTAACAGTTGCATTGGAATCAAAATTTGAACCATTAATAGTAATAGTTTGTGGGTCAGAAGATGCTAAAATTGTAGCGGATGCAACGCTTGAAATTGTTGGTGGAGCAGCAATAGAAATCCAACCCAAATTTGTATATTGTTCAAGATTACCAAGAGTAGTATTATAACGAACCATACCAACTGTAGGTGATCCTGGTCTCTGAGCAGTTGTGCCAGAAGGAACTGTTATAGATCCTGTTCCAGAAAAAACTGGGTTAGTTGTGATCGCAGTTGTGTAACTAGGATCAATAATATTTGTGCCGACTTTTTGAACTGCCATTTGCTGTCCCTGTTATTTTATTCTTTATTTATTCTGCGCTTGGAACTTCGATCCAAGATGTAGTGGATTCGTTCCAAGTGTAATCTTTACCATCTGTTGGATATGCAATCGGTGCTTCCCACAACCATGTTGTTTGATTAATTGTCCAAGATTGATACGGTTTTGGAGCATAGAACACATCATTAGTTCTATCGTAAATAAAACCAATGCAAGCATAGTTACCACGCAGTGGAGTTCCACCCAATATATGTTGATTCCCATGAGTGTTGTATGAAGTTTGAATCCATTCACCTGGACTTGTATCCACGAATGTTTCAAAGAATTCTGGTTCAGCAACAATAACTTGCTCAACAATTCCGTTATTTACTTTTGCAAAATGACTCATTTAATTAACCTTAGAATGTAATGGTTCCAGAACCAGTGAAAGTGAAGACATAGTTACCACCAGCAGATGTTTGACTAACTGTACCTGTTGCTATGGCAAGTTTATATGTAGTTGAATAAGAAATAATTACAATACCAGAGCCACCATTACCACCAGCGTTTCCTAATGCAGATCCACCGCCACCGCCACCGCCAGTGTTTGAAGTTCCAGGATTACTTGTAACTGTACCTGGACCAATTGCTCCAGCACCACCACCACCAGTTCCACCAGTTCCTGCAGAACCACCACCATTACCATACGCTCCACCACCACCACCACCAGCATAAGTTACTGATGTTCCAGTAATAGAAGATGATGTACCATTACCACCATTACCACCATTACCATATGGACTTCCTCCGCAACCCTGTGTTCCAGCAGCACTAGCTCCACCGCCACCGCCACCAGCATATGCACCAGCAGCACCAGCATAACCTTGTCCGTTTGTTCCTGATCCACCATAACCAGCATATCCGCACGCACCATTACTAGATTCATATGGACCACCGCCACCGCCAGATCCACCACTTGTTCCATCTTGAACACCATGTACTAAAGTGGTTCTGTAACAACCGCCAGTACCACCGCCAGTAGCAGTTATTGAACTGAATACTGAATTACCACCATTACCACCTTGTATACCATTACCACCTGATGGAGCACCGCCACCGCCAGCTCCAACTGTAACTGTGTAACTTGTTCCACCACTCACTGAAAGAGAACCAGTTAAAAATCCACCTGCACCACCGCCACCACCATGTTGATTGCCACCGCCACCGCCACCAGCAACAACTAGGTAAGTAACAGATGGGGCTGATAAATTTCCATATTGAACCCAAACACTTCCATTGTAATATTCGGCAAATCCAGTATCGCTATTATAACGACTCATACCAGTATTTGGTGATCCTGGACGCTGAGCAGTAGTACCTGCTGGTAAATCAAAATATCCAGTCGATGTATTTGCTTGGTCAGAAACAGCAGTAGGTGTAACAGCAACAACAGCAAATGTATTATCTCCACGAAGGAATGTTGTCGCATCTTTTGTACCAGTTGCTGACAGGTCACTTAAAGCGATAGTACCATCTGCAATTTTAGCAGATGTAACTGCAGAATCAGCGATTTTAGCAGTAGTAATTGCACCAGTGGCAATCTTATTAGTAGTGATTGCGCTATCTGCTACATCAGCTGCAATAATAGTACCATCGGCAATTTTATCAGCAGTAATTGCACCATCGGCAATCATAGCAGTGGTAACAGAACCATCAACAAACGCAGTTCTTGAAACAGTGCTAAAACCTAAGTGAACAACAGAAACTTGTTGTCCAACTGCAAGAGCAGAACCTATTGTTAGGGTTGTACCACTTAAAGTATAGTGAGTTGTTTCAGTCTGCATAACACCATCAACGAATACCAGAATAGACTTAACTGATATTGGAGTTGCTGTTAGTGTGAATGCTGTTTGAGAAGCAGTGGCAGTAAACTTGTCTACTGTAAATGTTCTTAGATTTTCTGAAAGAGATTCTGGAGTTACAGAACCTACAGCTGGCTTAAGATTATAAGTTGCAGATGCTTGGTGCAGTACATAAATTTTGGAACCATTAGTTGGTGTGCCAGTGAAATTTAAACCCTTACCAATATTGGTAGTTTTAGCAGTAATAGTTGCAGTAGCTGAAGATGTACCGCCAGTAATATTCTCTGTGCTAGTAAGTGTACCAGAAACAGTTTTGATTACAATATTACCTGTACTAACTTTGATAACCTTACCAGTCGCAGCACTAGTGCCACCAGTAATAGTTTCATTTAATACAAATGTTCCGCTGATACTTGTTAGGGATAATGTAACAGTATCTACAATTGTGTATGCTGAAACAGGTTCTTGAATGACATTCTCTACAACAGCAATGATGTTAGATTCGAATGAACCTGGAACTTCCTGACTTAACTGAAAGCAGACTTGTGTACCATCAGCAGTGAACTCGTCACGGACACGAGCACCTGATGTTCTATCTGCTGGTGGGACTCCGATATATGCCATTTTTAACCCTTAATTAAACATCTTCTAGAATAGCTGTGACAACATCAATTGATGCTGCAGTATTTGAAACAATCTTTAGAGTGTCTCCATCTGACAGAACGATTTTCTGACCAGAGATAACTTGTAAAGATCCACCAACTGGAACAGGAGTTGATTTAACGATATAATAATTAACACCACCAGAAGTGATATAAGCGTCTACTGTTACACCTGAGTTTGTTGTATTACATACATCAAGTTCGATGGCAATAGATTTCTTGCCAGATGGTGCAGCATAAACTGATACGGCACTAGTGCCGACATCTTTTGCTAGTGCATTTTTAAAGGTATTTGCCATGTTTTATTTATCCTAGTGCGATAGAAATAGCGATTGAAAAAGATCGTGTACCATTAACAGCATCCACGACTGTAGACTCACCACCCTGGAGATTGGCTAAGTCGCCAACATTCTGCACAGTGAGGTTAGCCTCAGTAATAACCTCATTGGTCTTTACACGCCACTGATCAAACGAATCAGTTTGCGGAACGGTATTAACTGGAGTCTGAAGTGCCATTATTGTTTATTTATAAGAATTGAAAGCATTTGTTTAATTTCACCCATATCATTCCTAAGTTCTTCAATTTGTTCAGCTTGTTGCTCTAGCTGCATTTTTTGTGCTTTTGCAGCGTCTCTACGAGCGATATAGTTCTCGTATTCTTTGTTATTAGTATTTAGGATCGCATGGGTGTGGGGATCTCTCACCAACCCATCCATACCCTCAACTTTTAAGAATTGAATATCCATATTATGGGCAAGCGATAACTCGGAAATCTCTAACTCTTGGAACCCCTGCAGAGTTAGTGGAACGGAAAACGATCTTAATTGTAATAGCGTCAAATGGAGCCAAATTCGAAACAGAGTAATCAATATCAGTAAATGTTGTCACAGAGCTGGTATTTGGAATAACTGAATTTGGTTTAACTAAAGTATATGGTACTGTTGCAAAATCAATGTTAGTACCAACTTTATTAAGTTTGTAGTAAACATCAATATTAGCATTAGTTGGGACATTAACAGCCATACGAACTTTAAAGAAAGTCGATGAATTAGCCAAGTTGATTCTACGAGTCAAATACTTACTATAATTAGAACCGCTGAATGGTGCGATTTCATCATAGAATTTATCTAGTGATGTTAGAGTAATAGCAGTTCCTGCAGAAGCTGGAGTGAATACACCATCTAAAGTAACGCTAGATCCGTCCAATGCAACATCTTTGACCAAGTAAGTTCCGTTATTTGTAGAAGTTGTAGCTCCAGAAATAACTACATATCGTCCAACAGACAATGTTAAGAACTCAAATTTGGTATTAGTATTTGAAGTGCTTAGACCAGTCGAAGTAAATGCTACATAAGTGCTACCAGAAGATACTGTTCTGTTATCAACTGGAGAAACATTAACAGTAGATTGAGTAGCGTTATTAATCTTATTATGGATACAGATTAATGAAGTTCTATGAGTATCAATAACTGGAGAAACTGAGTCATTAGTTGTAGTCATAATGGCAGTTAAACCAATTGACTTATCTCCACTTAGGAAACTTGACTCATTAACTTCAGAAGCAATAACTCTTGGAGAAGTATAATCATTAGACTGATTTGCAAGAACATAATCGCCATCAGTTTGTTTGATATAAGGCACTTCAGATCCATCTACAGAACGACCAGAAGTTGATTTAATAACAAACTCTGTATTAGTCTCAGAAAAATTCTGTGTCTGAACGATTGGTTGTAAAGTATCAAACTGTACATTGTCTGTAGCGTATGCGCTTAAACCACCAACATAACCAGTCGCAGTAGCGTTAGTTGTAGTAGTAACAGTATAGCAATCTAAGTCAACATCAGAAATTGTAAGAAGTGTATTCAACTCAGTTGATGGAATACCATTCAATGTGCCAGTTGGAAGTCCTTGAATACGAACTTTAGATCCAGGGAACATATCATGATTAGGATGTTCAACACGAACTTTGTTAGAACCAGAAGTAGTCTTTAGTGGATCTGGTTGTAGTTGCGTATTTGGTAGAACATCATTAACGAATTCAGCCTTGCCTTGTACATTAGTTGCAAATTTTGCACGGTAGATAGTAAACATCAAGTCTTGGTTTTGATCAGCTGTCCAAGTCGAAGCATTCTGTGACTTGAATAAAACACCTTGATATGGTTGTTCAGAAATAAAGCGATCTGTACCAGCAACTTTATCACCCATCTGAGAAATCCAGCAACGGTAGTTGTTAGAATCTGAAGAAAGAATCAGAGCATACTCAGTTGCGTCATCAACAAACACTGGTGATGAGAAAGTGAACTTAGTTGGAGTATCTGGTGCATTCCAATTTACACCATCAACAGAAACTGTTTTACTAGAGATATTAACTTTATCTGGCGTAATTGTAGTTTTAGAGAATGGTAAAACACGCTTACCTGGATATCCATTAACCACTTCACGGATTTCTAGACTGACAGGAATTGTATCATCTTTAGTTGCAAAGTAGATATCGATATCTGTTAAGAACGCACCACCTTTTTGCTGGACCAAGAAAGTCTGAGCAAGTGGATCCCACCAACCAGTATCACCGATAACACGCTCTGATGTTTCAGTAATTGTTTGTGTTTCATTAACAACTTCAGAAGCAATCGTTGCATTACGAACTGCATTAAATGTTGCTTGTTTGGTCTCAAGGATACCCTGAGCACGGAAAGAAACCATACCACGAGAAGTAAAGTCACCACCATTGTTTGAGGAATCAGTAATTCTTAATTCTTTAACACCACAACGGAAACGCAAAGCATCTGTATTTGGAATATTAAACAATCCAAATAATGAACCATTAAATGTAGAAATAAATGGATCACCTTTAGACTTAACTGTTACTGCTGTATTAATTCTACCACGAGCAGAAGAAATAGAGCCAACAATAACTTCATTTAATTGGAATGTTCCGCTAATGTTTAGTACATGAATGGCTTCGTTACCATCAACAGTGATTTCATATCCAACGCAAACTGCAGTGGCACCAGAAGTTAATCCAGTGATAACATCACCACGATTTAACGCAGGGTTAGTATCACCTGCAGGCGCAGAACCTACACGACGAGCAGTTTCTGTTGAGTTAGAACCAGCATTTGATTTAGAATCGAATGTTGATTTAAATCCGCTGACTGCAGTAAATGAAATTTTTGTAGCTGGAGTTATTTGAGCATCAACATTAATACTATCAAAGAATGTGTATAAACGGCTATTTGGTTTAAAGCCAAGTGCTTGAATAAGTACTGGACGACTTCTCATGTAAGGAATAACCGCTGTTGATAGAACTTTGTCTTCAACTATTTCACGATCAACCTTAGGAACAACAACTGTTTTTACACCAGTTCGAGCCTGTCCAACATCACGAGCAGTTGACTGAACAGTAATCTGACGAGCATTGCCCCATCCAATGTTACCGAATTTTGCAGTTAATTCTGCTTGGCTTAAGTAAACATCACCTTGACGAGATGCCCAGTTTCCACCAGTGGTATATTTAACTGTACTGGATTGAGTAGCACCAGTCCACTGAGTCTGCCATGAATTCCAAACAGTACCAAGTGCACCAGATTTTTCTAAAGCAGTTTGAATTGCATTAAAATTACCTTCCACATTATTAACAATATCTGGGCGACGATCTACTTCAAACCACTCATCAGAAGATGGATTTAGTTCGATCTTACCAATAAATGTAAAGATGGCAAATGGATTAATGTTTTCAACACGAGAACCTAAAGATTGTTTGATAAATTCAATCTTTGAATATGGTAATGTAATAATATCACCAGTTAATTGATAGTTTGAAGAAATTCTTTGATTGTCTGCAGAATTTTTCTCAATCAAGTTGACATTGTCCATACGGAAGAATGGTCTTAACTCATTTCTTTCCATATCGATAGAGCAATTATAGTCTGGGTTGTAAGGATCGCCAACTCCATGACCAGAGAAACCATCAACAATAAATCCATTTTTGTAACGATCTAAACCTTGTTCATCAGGGATCGATAAACTAACAGTTTCTTGTTCTAGTAAAGATAGTGAAGTATAGTATTCTAAGTTATCAAGACGCTTTTCAATCGCACCGATATCACGCATTGTGTAACGACGATTATCAATTGATTGGATAACTACGCTTGGCGCAGAAGTAGCAAAAGTGTATGGCTCTAAAGTTACCTTGTAAAGAACCATTGCATTTTTTGGATCTTCTGGTTCTGCTGGGTTTAAAGATGGAACACCTTTAACTTGGAAAAACTTACCATTAAAGTCAATAGCAATTTTATCTTTGCGAGCAAGATAGTATGATAAGTCTGCTTCGACATTGAACCCACGCTTTGGAAGTTGAGTAGTAGAAGAACCAGCAGATGCAAAGTCTGTACCAGTATCATCAATGCGTGGACGGAAATCTAACACATCTCTTAACTGAACACCAGCAAAAGATGGAATTTCTTCGTAACGAATACCAGAGTCACTGTATGAGTCTACAGAGAAGTAATCACCAGAACCATGATCAAAATATTGAAAACTAATTCTGATAGGTGCAACTGGTGCAGGATAACCTTGTTTTAATGTTAGCGTGCCAACATCATAGAATTCATCTCTTTGACCATCATCAAGATAAAAGTAATCGCTAATATCATGAGTATATGTTCCAGCACCAGATGTCCAGTCTCCAGTGACTGTTAAAGTATCCATCTTAATGCTATCAATTTTCCAGATGTCAGCTTTGTTTAATTTAATTACTGGGTTTGTTACAGTAGTCTTAGTTGAAATAGTCTGTGTAGTGCTTGTTAGAGTTTTTGTTTTCTCTTTAGCATCAATAGAAGATTTCTTAACAGCTGCAAAAATGATAAACTGGCGAGAAGCCAAAGAACTATCAAGAGTGAAAATAACTTGACGGAGTGCTGGAGAAACAACTTCAATATTATTAGGAATCACAATAGTACCAGTAGTATTATCCACTAGTAAGAAGTTTGAAGCAATAGCAGCAGATCCAAATGTATCAGCAGATCCAACATTATTAATAGTTAAAGTACAAGTACCGCCAGTTGCAGTACCAGAAGACTGTACAAATCTTTGTGTAACAGTATAAGATGTACCAATTGTGCTATCATCAATGCTACGAATTTTACGATTAGCAAAGAATGGTAGGCTGAATAATAGAGCAGAATTATCTGGTTCTAGTACGATAGTTGATAGACGAGTGATTGCAACACCAGTAACAGTAGTTGCTGCACTAACAGTCATCGAAGTATCAGAATTTAACGCTTCACCAATAGCACCAGTAGCAGATGGTCCAGTAATACGACGAATAGTTCCACCAAGTGAAATATAATCACCAACTATAAAATCAGTTTTGAAAGTAGTTGCATTACCAGTGATTGTTGTAGATGAAGATGCTGTGCCAGAACCAACTACTTTAGTTGATACTGGAGCGATATCAGCAGTAAAATTAGTAACAGTTGCACCACTATTATAGTATAACTGTTTAACTCTACGAGCAAAATTGACACCAGTATCTACTTTAACATTAGAAAGTAGAATTTTGTAAACATCAGTTGCACGAGATGCACCAAGTGTATCTAATTCTATGCCACGAATACGAGCAGTACCAATTTTATTACCTGCAGCAACACCAACAGATGCAGTAAACTGGTCGTATAAATCAACAGTTTGGTAAATGTCGATTCTAGGAAGGCTATGCAGATTAGTAACTTTAATATAATTACCAATAGTTGCTTGGATTTGGGTATCAGCAACACGAGCAAAGTCACGAGACTTTTCAATGTCTACATACTCAGTACCAATTTTCTCAATTTCATAACCTTGTACATATGCCTTTCCAGGTTCCATACCGAAAGCAAGTTTTGCTTCATCACCACCATCGATGATTGGATCGTAAATACCACGATTATAATTTAAGAAATTAGAATCAGTTTGTCTCCAAGTGATACCGCCAACACCATCAGTTGCAGTACCAGTTGAGTGAATAGGAGGTTGAGAACCAGAAATACCGCTAGTAGTTGCAGTGTAATATCTTACAGTTCCAAGATATGTGTATGCTGCTATATCACCAACTTTATAAGCTGTGTTTTCTGTCCAAGTTCCACGATTATTATTACGATGTTCACGAACATCGATAGGGAAATTACGAATAGTATAGTTACCTGACTCATCGTAAGTACGACGAGCAAGAGTTGCTTCTAAAACTGAGTATTCAGTTGTACGAACTTTATACTGGATTTGACCAGTTTTAACTCGTAGCAGTTCAATAAAGTCTTTGTCTTCAGTAGTCTCAATTGTTCTCTTTTCAAGAGTTAATTGTGCTTGATAACGATGAGCACCTGGAGCTGCAAAGTTAGAAGAACCCTGAGCATTATCTTGTAATGTTGGTTCTTCTTCTGGAGTAATAATAGATTCGGTTAGTTTTAAACCAACACGATATGATGGAGTATTTGAGTACTTGTCAAGCAATAGAGTCTGTTCTTCAACCAGCATGAAGAAACCATTAACATAGTAAACACCACGCTGGATTTGTGCTGCAGAACCAACACCAGTTGATTCACTTAATGCTGTAGTAAACGCACGAGGAAGTGCTTTGTCTTCTGTAGTTAAGATTTCATTATCTTGGAAAACTTTAGTTACAGTGTCATCACCAGACTGAATGTACTTAACATAAAGAGTAGATGCATCAGTAGTAGTTGATGCTGCAATTGCAACAACTTTTGCTCTAACACCAGTAGTATTACCTACGATTGTATAACCAACTAATTCATCAATGTAAGCATCAACGGAAATACCATTATAAGTGTTTTGAACTTTAATGTAATTGAATCCATCATCATACGAGATCTGCCCTGGAAGAACCATTGCACCTTGTTTGAAAATATGGTCGCCATGGCGAGCAATCTGATTCTGAATGAGAGTTTGAAGCTGTGTTAATTCTCTAGCCTGTACAGGATATCCTGGACGGAAGAGAATACGAAGGTATTTTTTATTCTCATCATAATCGTCATGATATGGCGATACATTAAAATTAATAGTCATTTGGAGTTTCCGTTGTTAACTTGCGCACTATTATTTATTTACATCTCTACGATGATTTTGATATCTTCAATCTGGTCATCAGCACGATTAATTGGGCGACGATTTTCAACATAAATCACATCACCGCTACTTAATTGAACTTCTGGGTTAGTCTTAGTTGCAACTGTTGCAGTTGCGCTAGATGTTCCACCAGTAATAGTTTCAGTAGTATTAAATGATGCACCAGTAGTATTATCAGTGCGAATTTGGATGTAACGAATAGTAGTTCCATTAATAGTAGTAATTCTACCTTTAGCACCAGATGTTGTACCAGTGATAACTTCATCTTGAACAAATGAACCACTAACACCAGATACAGTCAACTCACGAGTTGATTTAAGAGTAGTTGATGTAGCTACCACAGTTGTGCCATAGTTGTATGGATCACGGATAATCATAATACGACGATAGTCGTTATCAACTGGGAAGTCACCTGAGCCATCACCGTATTCTAAACGGACATTCATCATTACATAGAAGCCACCTAGTTCTTCAACTGGATCTGCACCATGACCACCTTTTGGAGTGATCATAGCAGTTGCAACAGCAGAAGCACCACCGCCACCAGAAATACCGATGTTAGCAAAAGTATAACCAGTACCAGCATTAGTGATAGTGATTGCAGTTACTTGACCAGAGCCCACATCAACAGTAGCTGTTGCAGTAGCACCAGTACCATTACCAGTGATAGTAACAGTTGGAGCAGAAGTATAACCAGTACCACCAGAAGTAACTAGAACACTATTAATCGATCCATCAACAGCTGCAGCTTGAACTAACCATTGACCATAGTAAGCATCAGTAGATCCAGGGTTACTTGCCAAAGTCTTAACTGGGATAAAGTCTGTAGAAACAAACTTGATAACATCAGCTGGAGAAATAGTGTATAGATATTTCCAAACATAACCATCAGCAGTTGTAATTGCAGAAGTTGAATTTCCTGTTGGTTTAACAGTAGATGCAGTTACTTGATTTGCAGCATTACGATTATCTAAACACTTATAAACATTATACTCATCAGTAATAACAAAGAAGTTAGCATCAAATAATGTAGCTGGAGTAGTACCGCTACCAGAGTTAATATTAACACCAGCAGTAGTACCATTGTAGTCGTGACGATAGATGTCGTAATATTGACCAGAAGTCCAGTTACGACGAGGAACAGCGTGAGCAACATCTGAAGATTGAATACGCTTTAATGCAAGCATATCATCCCAGTAGTAGTATTCTTCTGCCACTGTGTCTTTTGGGGTATCTGGGGAGTTGTCGTTAGTCCATCCTTGTGGGCGACCAATTCCAAGATACATATTAGTCGCAGCAGCTTCGGAGAAACCTTCTTTGAAAGATTGCGCATTGTGAATGCGGAACTTTGAAGTAATAATAGCAGCCATTTAATTTTCCTTTTGTTTAAGCACTGAAATCCCTAACTTTTAGGGAGTTTTAATAATCTCTACATACGCTTCATTAGCGTAGTTTGTTCTTCTATTAGGATTATTTATAACATCACCGATAATAACATCGGCAAAATCCTTAATTTGGGTACTGGCATATTCATCCCAATACCCTTGGTTGTTTGTATCTGTGTATGGTTGATTCCAAGAATCTGTATACGCATTTACACTATATTTTGTTCCAGCTGCATATGGTGGAACTGTAAATTTCCACTTTTCTAGCCATCCATAATTTGGACCAAAAACTCGAGTACCAGCAGATGGCGCAGAACGCATTTCTATTCTGGCGACTGCTTCTGCAAATGTAGTTGGATCTTGGGATAATGTTTCCCATATAATCGTTTTGTATGTTTCTCCAACTTCTGCTCTTAGATCCAATAAGTGAACTTCTGCTGGAGTCAAATCTGGTAAGTGCAGAACAGGTAAAAATTCTGAAGGTACACTAAGCACAGATAAGTGTGATGTTAAGAAGTCAGTAATAATTAGAGTTACTTGTTCTTTGTCTAAATCTGAGTTGGATTCATACAGAGTTCTATAATTACCAATAGCACGCATCTTCATGTTAATAAATTTGCGTAGAACCTTCTGCATTTCAACAACAGATAGAGGCAATAAAGTTGGAGTTTTTGCAAACGATTGAACACGAACTTCACCGAATAGCGCAAGACCAACTGGGTGTAAAAGTTTCTTAACTGCCTCACGATATTTATCGATCGATTGGCCAACTTTAACAACATATGAATATTCTTGATAATATAAACTATCCTGAATCTTTTTAGAAGACTCAGAAACTTTACCATCAGCGTTAATAAACTTACCTAAAGTTTTACTCAATGCACCAATAACTCCTCCAGCTTCTGCATGGGTAGTTGAAGCATCGGAAATTATTTTAGCTGTTGCGCCAGCTGAATTTGTAATAGTTTGATTTTTTTGGAATTCACCAGATATTTCGTTAACGAAATATTTATCTTGCTCATCCAACAAACCATCACCATTTTCTTGTACTAATACTATTCTATCAGAAGATGGTGATATTGTTATTAGATTTTTAGTAGTATCAATAAAAGAAATCACTCCAGTTGGAACTTGTTGATTTTCTAAAACAATTTTATCTCCATTTTCCAAAACTAATCCAAAATTTGAATCTGATTCAAGCGCAAGAGTTTGTGTTAATACTGTGATCGAGTCACCAATATTAAAGTTTCCAACTATATTTTTAACTATAATATTATTTGGGAATGTTGGGATTGGAGCAGTTTCATATCCAGTTCCTGGATTTGTAATACCAATTTTGGTAATGCGCCCAATGTCATGACCCAGTGCCAATAACTTAGCACCAGTGCCACCCAAGGCATTAACAGTTGGAAGTTTTCTGTAGTATGCACCGCCAGTAAGTAATTCTACTTTTCTGATACCACCTGTGACGGCAGTTTCAATATCAAGTTGTGAATTATCTTCTTGTAAAAGATATGATCCATTTTCAAGTAATAGTGAATCTAAATCAGTATCAGTAATAACAGCTCTGGCTGAAACTAAAGAGTCACCAATATCGCCAGCATCTGCATTATCAAATGATACTTCTGATCCTACTCTGTACCCAGAACCTGGAGTATCAACAATAATCTCACTGATTGAACCATAACCAATATTCTGTACTTCTGCTAATGCACCAGTGCCTGTACCAGAAATAAGGTTTATTGGTGCTCCAGGAGTATAGTATGCACCGCCATGAATAACATTAAAATTAGTTGTGACAGGAATAACATCTAATATGACAGCTGAATTATCAGTATTGTCATAACCAGTAACAGAATCAGTAAAATTAAATGTACCTACGATGCTGGCTTCATTTAAAGTTAATTGAACAACTGTATTTGTTCCAACCTGAAATTTAATAACAGATTCAACAGATGCTCGTGTAGAACCTTGTGTGATTGTTTGACCAACTAGATTGAATGACTCACCAGAAATTTCTGATGCACGGATAACATTGCTTTGATCCCATTTACCATCTGATAGTCGAAGCATATCGACTTTAGGGAAATATAGTTCTGGTGTTTCATTAAATAATAATCTGAATAAAAACTCGTAAGACTTAATCGTACCTTTTGAACGATATACTTCTTTAATTTGTTTTGCAAGATAACGCTTGTCTGACAATACAGATTGTGGCAACTGTGCCATTAATTCATCTTTAAAATACTGGATGAATGAGTCAACTGTGTCGTCAATATCTCTTAACGATTCTAGATTTCTTTTGTTTGTTTGTTCTAAAAATTCATAGTATGCTTCTAAAAAAGCAACAAACTGAGCATTGTCCTCACGAACAAACTCAGGAAGTTGTTTAGATACAACTGTAGAAACTTTTGTTTTTACGAGTGCCATTAGTTACGACTTGAAGTGAAGATGTAATTGGTACCACCAGAAGAAGAACCAGTAGCAACGCTATCAGCAATTGCATTAATGGACATTTGGTTTTCAGCTATCATGACCAACTGACTTCTAACTGATACAATATCGTTAGATTGTGGTTTTATAGTAAATGTTAGTTTATTATTGTTAGCGTAAGTGATGTTAATATCATTAACATTAATAATCCCGTTAGTATAATCTACTGTTCCTTGATTCGTGTTCACATACTTTTTAGTATTTGCACTTGCATAGTAGAATAAACGAAGATTACCCACACCATCGTCTTCTAAGTATACTGTTTCTGCAGTTCCATCAACAATAAATCCATCAGAAAGAACAGCATCTTCAGGAACACCTGCGCTGTAGATTGGATTTTCAATACGGATAACATAAGATGTATTACTACCGAGTGACGGAGTAATAGAACGAACTAATGATAGTGTTGAGATGTTACTTAAGATAGAATCTTCTGCATTATCAATCAAACGAGATAATTTTGAGAAACGGAACATACCATCAAATCTCTTTAAATCTGAAGTATTGTAATCTGAAATTACCTGACGAACTAGCGTTTTAATAGTTTCATTAGTGTTGTTTGTTGATAGTGGATTGTAGTAAACAGTTGTGTCGAGTTTAATGTAAAGGTATTGCGGATCAACGACCTCAGGAATAATCGACACAACATTTTTACCTTTAAGAATTGTATTCTTAATGGAATCTTTAGTAGCATTAGTTAGTGTCTCACCAGATTTTGGCTTGATACAAATAAAGACTTTACCATAGATTGGTGGATTGTTGTCTTCACCACCCCACACATTAACTGATTCCACATTGGCAAAAACTTGTGGAAGAATAACTTTGTAATCATCTGCAGTAACGGCACGATTCTGTGCTGAATAATTTTTAGGTGCATTGAATTTAATGGAATCAATAGATTCTGATGCAGCACCACCATCTGCCACAGAAACAGTATTAATCGAAACAGTACCATTTAAAGAAGAACCATTGTAAGTAAATGTTCTTGCACCATTTGCAGCTGTTTTATTTGTAGTAAAATAGTTTAAAGAAACAATATTACCGTTTGCTGGTTTATATCCAACAATACCATCACCAAAGTAAACTTGGAATAGAGCATCGTCAATTTCTTTTAAGAAATAAGCACGAGTATTTGGTCCAACTTCGGCAATATTATCGGCAAAAGTGTAACTTGTATATGCAGCGGATCCAGGGTTTTCCTGAACACGAACTGTTAATGTATCAGTGTCAACATCAATATTTGGTATTTTATATTGAACACCCTCAGCAGCAGTATATGTAAAATTTAATGGTTTACCTTCAGTAAGAATAACATCATTAAAAGTATATACTCCAGAAACTGGAACGACTGTTATGGCATCTCTAGAATAGAAATTATACTGAATATTATCAACTCTGGTAGTAAATGGGGAGTATGCAGGCAAGGTTAAAGAAGTTGGATTACCAGAAACACCACTGACTGAGATATCAACAGTAGCAGTAGGTGCAGTAACCGACTGAGGTAAGTAACCAAGCATTTTAGATAGTGAAACAACACTATTACGCTTACGAGCAGAGTCAAGGAACATCTCGTTCACAGCCAAGTTGGTGTAAACAGCGTTGTAGTGAGTATTATAGGCTAAGAGATCTAGAAGGACTGATAGCGCAGAACCTTCAAAGTCATAGTCTGAAAACTCAGACTGTCCTTGTAAAAATGTTTTAAGGTTGGCTTTGATTCGGTCAAAGTCTAACTCAGAAACTACGATTTTTTTGTTATCCATTTATCGGGTTCTCTCTAATGTTAATTCTAATGTTAGAGGTCTTTCAGTATTCTGCAATTTAAAGTAAAGAGTAACATAAATTGAATTTGTATCTGGGCTACTGTTTACCTGAACATCTGTTAGTAGTACTCTCGGCTCGAAGTTATTTACCACATCAATAATGGCTCGTTTCAGCGTGACATTAAGCATAGGTGAAGCTGGTTCAAATAATAAAGCACGAATCGGAGAACCAATTTCACTATGAAATGGTCTTTCATAGTTTCTAGTTAGAATTAAGTTTTTTAGCGCAGTTTTAACTGCATTCTCGTCATATCTGCGAACTACATCCTTCGTCACTGGATGAGCAGTGAAATTGAAATCTAGGTCGGAGTAAATTCTTGTATTTCGTGTCATATTCTTATTTAGTTACCCACCAACAAATGCATCGGAAGATCCTTCGGCAATCATGTCTCCGCAGGCAATATTATCACCAATTCTGGCCACTGCCTTACCTTCGAAGAAAAAGGTAGAAGAACCACTAGAAACCTTTCTAGCTGCATTTGGGTGAATAGTCCTACCGCATGCATGTTGAATATACATAGTATGTCCAACTAATTGAACCGCATTACCATTAAAAAATGATGTAGATGCGTATGGTCCTTGCGAGTTAGTTGGTGGAAAACAAGCATGACCAGTAGAAGATGTACTTGATGTAGCGACTCCAGGCATTATTTACCTTCCTTTTGATTATTGACTGCTTCTTTAAATAACGCTTTGCCAACTTCCCAGAAATTAGTCAAAGTTACAGTATAAGTTATAGTTTGCGGTCCAGTTTGTGTATCAACAGCCATAGCCATATAATTATAATAGTGATATAATGTTCTATCTGCTTTAAACGATGTCATAGCATATACATCATTTTGTTGAAAGTCAGCATCCCAGATATCTGTTAGTATGTTTCCCTGTGATATAGTCTGGATAGAATTATTATCATTCGCAGTCTGTTTATACTTAATAACACTTTGGTCAAACACATATGGATAATATCCAGATATCGCTGCAGAAGTTCCATTGATCAAAATAATACTCGAAAACGACTGTGTTGTTGCAGTTAAAGTTACTGGTCTAGGTGCTCCAGTTTTTGAATCGATATACTGAATCCCATAAGAAAATGTTTGCTTTACAGCTAAATCTTCTGGTTGGTTAATATTGGTAGCTGCTGGAATCCACGGCATGGTTCACCTTACGATTTGCTTGGTCTGAATATACCAACAATATCTGGATGGCTTGGAGCTACGCCATTTGCATAACTCTGAGTTACAGAACCACCTGTTGGGTTATTATTTGAAACCTTACCACCACCTTGATTACCACCAACTGGATAAATTTTACCATTTTCGTATTTCCATACAAAGTTCACATGGCTATATTTCCAAACGATAACATCTCCAGGTTGAGGAGTAGATACTTTAGTGGCATTCCAACGCTGTGGCTTATCACGAATATCAAAAGCACGAGCAGTTTGAACATAACGATATCCACACTGTTTTAGAGTCCAGTTTACAAAACACATACACCATGCAACTTGGTCGTTAGTTCCAACTGAGGCAAGTCCAATATCTTTCCACATGGCTAGAATATTTGGATTACTTGGTCCACCTTTCATGCCAGTTTCTGCCCAGTAACCTTCTTTGGCTTTTGCTAACTGAGTTGATAAGAATGCAGCAATATCGCCTTCTGCTTGGCCAGTTGGAGGAAGTGACAATCCTTTATCTCCAATATCTGGTTGTGGTGGACGAGTTGCATTAACACCACCAGCTTCTGCAGCTGGATCGTAATATTTATCTGGATTAGCGTAGAAATCATTCATCGCTTCCATGTCTAATTTTGCATCAACAACAGGTGCTGGACGAACAGGAGTTGTGAATAATTCGTATGCGTCTTGTTTAGCAGTTACCTTTGCTGGATATTCAATACCAGATTTAGCAGGTTCAAATGTTGATACATTATCTGCCTCAACAGAAGAACCTTCTTGTCCATGGAATTCAGAACCATCAACATTAACATTACCACCTGCAGTAAGATTGTTTTCTCCATCTGCAGAAAGTTTCATATCAGCACCAGCAAGAGCAGAGAACTCTCCAGTAGCTTCCATGGCAACATATCCTTCTGCTAGAGCAGTGATGTTTTCTGTTGCTTGGATCTTAGTACTTGCACCGCTATTAAAGTAAATGTTACCACCAAGTAGGTTTGCATTACCAGTGTCACCATTAGTGGTAGTTCCATCGCCAGCGTTTTGATCTGTATTATCGGCATTAGCATTTGGTGTACCTGTTGCATTCACTTCATAGTCACCACCAACAGTAGTTTTAAAATCACCAGCAACTTGTAAAGTAAAGTCACCAGCAACAGCTAGGTTTAAATCGTCGCCAACTCCAATGTCAGTTTGTCCATGTAGGATTGCATTGGTTGCACCATTGACTTCAATATTTGCATCTCCAAGAACCATAATATTTACTGAATTTCCAACAGTAAGGCTACACTTACCAGCGATGTAAATTAGTCCGTTTCTATCAATAATGGTATAACCATCACCAACAATTTTATTAACTTGTGTTCCGTTGGCATCAATATCAAGGAAAGAACCTTTACGATGATACAAAGAAACTGTTTCGTGTCCTGTTGTATCATCAAACATCATCACATGACCAGATTCAGTTTCCATAACTTTGTTGTATGGATAACGACCACCATACGGAGCAATTGGTTGCTCCCATGATGAATTGAATGGTCCAGGAATACCAGTTGTTCTTGTTTGATCTTTATACGCAATAGAAGTATCTTTAATGACACCACGAGCAAGACGATTTGTATCTGGTTCGTTTAATAGTTCACGGAGTGGATATTTACCACCTGGATCTTTAAAACCAATTGTTGCATTCTCTGCACGATCTTCTGTCAATGCAGCTTGTTGTTCTGGAGGAAGATGGGAAACTTCTTGTTGACTGTATGTTTTGCCTGTGCCATTTTCAGCTGATGGGCGAATTGTAGAATCGCCCATCACACCTTCACCCAAGAAATACTGATACATGGTTTCTTTTTTAGCATAACCACCACCAGCATCAGCACCTGTTCTATCTCTTGCAGCTTTAAAATACCCTGGATCATCCATGCTGTGTTTAACATTTTCTTTATAGAAAATAACACATGCTAATGCAGCAACTTCTAAGTCATCATTTAATAGATCTGGGTTGGCAAGTAAGTCTACATTTTTACCATATGCTTTTAGTTTTTCTTGCGCTTGTTTATAACCAGCTTTACCAGTTAATTGGTTGAAACCACGACCATAGTATTTACCACCATCACCTGCTGCTTTATTTCCAAGACCTTGTCCTTTTGGAAATTTATATCCGTAGATAAATTCAAAGAATTCTTCTTTGGTTTTCTTTCCACCAGAATAAGCAGTTGCTAATGCTAGGTCACCTTTAAACACACTTGGAAAAATATTTAAAAGTGCTTGTGGATTATTATAAGTATGACCCTCATCTCTTGGAACCCATGCACACTCACCACCAGCGATGGCAAGAATAGATGCTTTTGCATACTTAGAAGTTAAACCAACTTTATCACAAGCAGCAACAATTGCTTGACATCCTGCCTGTGCTTTACCGTCTTCACCTTTGCGAACATATTTTGGCATCGGTTTAACAGTGACAGGAGTATTGAGTACTTTTGCATCTGCCTTTCCTGGAGTTGGCTGAGAATCGATTTTAGATTCTTCTGTGGCAACAACTTTTGGAATAACTGTTGGTTTAGTTTCTTGGTCTGCACCTTCCACTGGAAGTGGTAACATCTCAGCTGTTCCACCACCACCAAATAAGTTGTTTAAATCAATACCAAGAATAGATTTAGCGACAGCCAATGCTTTATTCTTAACATTGTTTATTTGCTGTTCTATTTGTTTTGTTGCTGCACCTGCCTGATTACTAATAGTTAAATCAGTGCCGTCTTTATTCTTAACTGGTTGTCCATCAGGTGTACGAATCGCACCACCATCAGTAACAATGTTTCCGCTGTCTTCTGCTGCAACTGCTGCTGCTTTAGACTGTGGAATGCCACCCACAGTACCAAACATCAATGGTTGCTGTTTATCTTTATCAGCAAAAACAATAATAACGCTAGTTCCTGGAACTGGTCCAGTTGGAGACCAACCAATACCGTTCATCGCTGCAGATGTCACTGGTTGTACTGGATACGACCATGGCAAATCTACAGTTGGAAGAATTGCTTTATCATGAGTGTGTAAGCCAACAATACGAACTTGGCAACGACCAAGTTTTAATGGGTCATCACGATTCTCTACAACACCATAGTAAAATTCCATTATTGTTCCCTATCCATATTAAGTAATGATGATTCTTTAATTAGTTCCATGTTACATTCATGTCGCTCTCTATCAACATAGTGGTTAATAGCTGCAATAATGTATCTACCTGAGAACATTTTATCATCTGTATCAGTTTCTTTTTTGCTAAATGGTTCAATACGATTTAATTGAACTTCAACAACTTGGCCAACAGTATAGTCAGATCTTCCTGGAACTGTGATTTGAAGTTTATTAGCCTCAGCCAATTTCATGAGAGAATATCTCTCTTGGATGTATTTGGTATTTGTGGCATCACCAAATCCAGTAAAGTTACTATGATATTTCGTCATATTGAAAATCATAGCATTTGATCGCCAAATGGCTTTTTGTGAATTGATTGGATTTGGGTTTAAGTGTTTTTGTTTCTCAAAGTTTTTGAACATGTCATAAACTTGAGCAGAATATTGTTTTGTCGTTAAATCGTATGTGATTAAACGAGAAGAAATCATACCATTACTAATTCTATCCATGTAGTTGTAGCCAGTAGGAATAGTAATAGTATTAATTCTTTTGTAGTCTTCATCAATGTTTTTGATGCTACCACCCATCGGTCTATCATCACGAGTATATCTGTCATACACAAAATACTGATATGTTTTATTCTCATAAAGTTTTTCTAAACTAGTAAAATAGAATCCATCACGATTTTCAAAGAACACATAGTTTGGAGTATTGTTTGAATTTGTTGCACGATTCTGCAAGAAAATTAGATTCTCAACTGGAGTCCAGTAGTTAGAAATATACTTAACATTGTTTGCAGTTTCTTCAATGTATGTTTTCTTTTCAGTTTCTAGACCAACAGTTTTATCTTCAAGGAATTGTTTGGCTAGATCAGAAATTTTACCTGTGAAACCTTTGCTTGTTTTCTTGTTTAAGTCAACAATGGCTTCTACTGAGATAAAGTGTAGTTGATAAACTACCTGACGATCTCCAACCAAATCACGATCTGATAATTTGTAAATGTAATACTTACCACTAATGGCTGGACCATCTAACGCTGGAGTGGTGATTTCTAGTTCTAAGAATTCTTCACCAATAAACGGAAACAGGTTTACTAAGTCTAAGGATTCTTTAACGATTAGACTACCTGTGATAAATGGTGAAAATAAATCTTCATAAAACTGAATAGTGATCACTTGAGCAGCAACATCCTGAAAGAATCCTTTCGGGTTATTAATGATTGCTTTATCAATGCTGACATCGCCAGCAAAACGAAGTATCTTACTAGATTGCATTATAACAATTCTTTAAAGTTTCTTAGGATAGTTCCAATTAAATTCGGAGATACTATTTTAATTCTGCGCTTGGCTTCGTTTTTTCTGGTTGCATACTCATAGTTAGAAACTGATACTGCACCTGCAGCAGTAGAGTTCACAATATAACCATCAGCATCTTCATAGTGATGTGTGCCGTATTCATTACCTGGATACTTAGCAGTTATGTCTTTCTCCAACTCATATGAAGAAAGAGGAAAATCTTCTAGGTAATCATAACGATCATTTGCCAACATAATGATCCAGTGATACTCTGCATTACCGTAAATTTTTTCGGCAATAATTTCTGGAGTTTCACCATCAACAATATCATACTCATCGTATACAGTAACATTTGATAATACATCTCTACGGAAACGAATGTTACGAGTTATGTCCGAAACAACAGCAGTCTGATTCTTAGAACCTACTTTGAATTCGTAAAGAATTTTTGGAAAGTCTTTAAAGTACATTACATACCATCCTTAACTTTGTCTTTTGTTAGTAGTGCAAGTTCACGGAAAGCCAGCGTTACATTTATTTGAGTTGGCATACCATCTGCAAAAGTAGTGAATGTTCCATTCGGTGTATAATTAACATTCATCTCTGTCAACACGCAAGATGTGTGACGATGTAAATTCATATTTTCTTGGCCACCTTGATAGTAGAAAATATCAAACTCAGAAGGGTAGATGTAAAGAAAGTTATTTGTATCTTTAAACTCTGGGTGCATATGATACTTAAACTGTTTAATAATTTGTAAAACATTGGATGCTTCTTTTGAATCTCTTGGATAAAACTGATAGTCAAAAGAAAATGTTCTAAAGTCAACACCCTTAAATACTTGCTCTTTCTTTGGATTTGCTGCAAGTCCAAGTGCAGCAGAATTGGCACCAGCATTTGGTCCTTTTGACAGTGCTAGATTAGCGATAATGTCTGCACCAACACCTTTAACATCTGAGTCTTTACCGCCAGACTTCAATGCTTTGATAACTTCTTCACCACCTGCTGCAGCCATTGCCAACATAGAAGTATCATCTTCTGACCACTGCATACCGTAACGAATAGATAGCTGGCTTGGAATATGCAAAGCGATGGCTGTTTTTAGTCTTTTCTGTGGGCGATTGGCTCTTGCTGCTTCTGTTCTAGTAACTGCAGCACCAACACCTAAAGTACCAATGTTAGCCGTTGCAGCACCTTGTAATCCACCAGCTAATGCTCCACCGATAGTATTTACAATAGCATTTGCACCAATTAATCCAGCCTTACTTAAATTCTGACCAATAAGATCTCCACGATCTCTTGGAGAAAAGTCGTCAACTGTTTCTACTGCATTATCATTGAATAACTTAGAATCTGTTGAAACATTGATATAGAAAACTGCATAGTTCCCACCGTATCGTCCATCATTAGACATTAAATCGGATGGATACATGTAGTTACCGATATCGTAACTATTTGAATTAAACGCTGTAGCACCACCACGACCAACATATAAGTTTGGTGCATTCGGTGCTGCTGCTGGTTCTTTGTTATCGTTAATTGTTTCTTCTGGCATTTTGACCCTTTACCCTAAATAAAGTTGGGTTTATTTATTTCTATACTTATTTATGTTCCACAAAAGAAAGTTCGTTCCAGTTTTTCCTGAAAAATACACTGGGGATCCTACAAATGTAATTATGCGATCCTCGTGGGAAACCATGTTTGCAAACTGGTGCGATAAGAATCCATCTGTTTTAAAGTGGAGTTCGGAAGAAACTGTTATTCCGTATCGTTGTCCAACAGACGATAGGATTCATCGTTATTTTGTGGATTTTAAAATTACGCTTAACGATGGTAGAACATATTTAATAGAAGTGAAACCAGCCAAACAGTGTGAACCTCCAGTATTTCCTGGAAAACAAACACAAAGATACTTAACAGAATCTCTGGCATTCATAAAGAACCAAGCAAAGTGGAGAGCAGCAACAGAATATGCAAAAGATCGTAACTGGGGGTTTAAAATTATCACTGAAAAGGAGTTGGGCTTAACAGCTAAATAATAGTATGGCTCAAAAACCAAGTATGCTCGATGTCTTCGAACGCAACAAATACGACTTAAATACAGTAGTTAAAAAGTCGAAAAGTTGGTTCGACCAACAGGTCAATTTATTGGCTAAGCAAGGTCTCACCCCAAATAATGTTATGAAGGGTGATGCTGATGCATTAGTCACTAAGATTCAACCAGGACACCTGTACATGTTTGTGTACGATCCTAAGCTGAAAAAAGAATTACCGTATTATGACCGATTCCCGTTAGTATTCCCTTATGCAAGAACACCAGATGGTTTTATGGGTCTTAATATGCACTATTTACCATATGCTTTAAGAATCCAGTTATTGGATAACCTATTGGTGTTTAGATCTAATAAGCGTATGGATGAAATGACAAGATTAAAATATTCATGGCAAGTTATTGATGGTGTTTCTCGCTTTGCTGGAGCGAAACCCTGTATTAAGCAATATCTAATTGGTCATGTTAGAACCCAGTTTCGTAAGGTTGATTCCGAAGACTGGGGAACTGCTATGTTACTCCCAGTTGAAAGATTCGTGGGAGCAAGCAAACAAGAAGTCTGGGCAGATTCCAGAAAGATAATGAGAAAGTAATATGGCACTAATTAACGATTTTATTGCTCAAATTAAAGAAGGTGGTTTGGCTAGAACCAATCGCTACATTGTAGATTTTAGACCACCTGTTGCTGGCAATGAAGATACTAAAAGAAAACTAATTCTTTTCTGTGATCAAGTACAACTTCCAGGACAGAATTTTTCAACAGTGCAGAATAGAACATTCGGTGAATTCCGTGAAGTTCCATACGAGCGAATCTATGACAATATTACCTTAACATTTTTTGTTGATACTGGTATGAATGTTAAGAAGATATTTGATAAATGGATGGACAAAATTGCCGATCCTAATACTAGAACATATGGTTACTATAAAGATTATACAGTTGATATGACTATTGAAGTTCAAGATCTTGTGGATAGCACAAGATATAGAATGAATTTATTTGAGTGCTATCCAAAAACAGTTAGTAGCATTCAATTAGATTACAA